CCATCATTAGTTCCGCCGAGCGTCAGCACAACCGACAACCCGCCCTTAGTAAATTCAGCAGGCACTCCGCACTTAAACGTAAGTTCCGAGCCCGCCGCAACAATAGCAGTAGCCGCCGTTAGCTGAATATCCGAATTAGCAACATTAGCAACTCCCGTCGGATAAACTTCACAATCCAACGTAAGCGCGTCATTATTGGCTGCCTTCCCTACCAGCACATGAACTTCTACTGGATAAGCAGGGTCCATGTCAATAGGAAGTGCAGTAGTAAAACCTAATGCAAGCCCATTAGCAGGGTTTGTATTAACAGGGATATTGATAACAATTTCTTTGTTAGCAATTTGCGAATAACCAGTTACCGCATTGGCCTGCTTTAGCAGCGCAGTACCATCTTCACAGGTAACAGCACCCAGCGGAATTGGAACAAAACCCTTTGAGGACAAAAGCGTTTTGAGGGCTTCGGCACCAGGGGCACTAATAAAGCGTGCAACTTCGTTAAGTACACCGCTCATACACATCTCCTAAAAAGGCGGAGTACAGTGTTTATTCTGTACCCCGCAACCCCTACCACCATTAAGCCCATTGAGGACACCTATTACTAAAATTGCCATGATAATTCATAGCAGCCTCTTGTCTTGCGTTAACAGCATCTTCGAGATCATTAAAAAATCCAACATGAATGCGTTTGTAATAAACCGTGATGTAAACTTCCCAGGGTGAAAGCCCTGCCTCATTGCGCCGCTTGTTGAAAGAGACTCCTTTAACCCCAGAGGTATTATTCCTATTTATACCTTTGTTCCATTGCTGCTCTGAATCTGTAGCCAACCGTAGATTATCAATTCGATCATCACTTGGATTACCGTTGATATGATCTACTGTCTTCTCAGGCCACTTTCCATAGTAAAGAAACCAAGCTAGGCGAGATGCAAGGAAACGCTTACCGTTAATCATGATTCGATTGCGTCCTTTTAAGGTATAATATCCAGCTGCACCAATCTTAGTTCCAGTCAAGCGTGTAATTACACCTGTTAAGTGGTCATAATGAAACTGTTTATTAAGCAGTTCCCAACTAACACTTAACTCATGCTCTCTATCAACTTTAGCCATTGCAATAATCCCATTGATTATTCCCATAAAAGAGGAAATGCGCCAGTCGGTATGGGGCCGGTTTTCGGGGATCAGCCTAGACGCACTTGAAATCATCACAGTCTACTTTACGCTTCCGTTCCGACCCATGCGATACTCATCCAATCATCGTTAAGAATGGCCTGTGCTTGCCAGGTCATTGCGCTCACATAACCCCGCTGACCCAGCGGGTCCATCTTCGATTTTTCCGAAGGGGCAAAATGGTTAGCGTCAATGGAATTAAATCCGCGCAGCGGAACCTGACCAAAAGCGTCACCACCACTATTACCACGGCCCATAATAATAAGCGGGTAAACGTCGATGTTAGTGCCACCATTAGACTTCGGAGTAAATCCGGCAACAGCCGCACCGACCAGCGCACCTGCACCTGGGCGATACGTCAGAATCGGATTAACGATAATCCGAAAACGGCCAATCGCACCAATCTCATACTCAGGATCAAGCAGACCAACCGACCCATAATCCTGCACCTTGGTAAAGCCAGGAATATTTTCGAAGGTCTTTTCCATATCAGTATGGCAATAGACCGGCCAAGACGCATTAACCGACTGCATACCAAACATCGGACCAGACTTCAACATCTTGTTGATGGTCGTAGCGTGCTTGCCCAACAGCGCCCGTGAAATGTTCTGGAACATCGCCTTAGTAGGCGGACCATTCACAGTCTCAACCGTAGTACCAGTACCGCCAAAGAAATCATTGGTGCAGGACTTCAATTCCCCATACACCATCATTTCACGGCACAGCGCGATACGAGTCGCAGCCTGCTCCTCCATCTCCCGAGGAATCGTTTGACCCTCTTCGTGCAAATACCGCAGGCGATTAGAATAGCTGTACAAACAGCCAATTTCCTGCAGCGTAGTAGAGAACGTAGTCCACGAAATCGAATCCGGCGTGGGCGTTACGCCTTCCTGAATAGTATGCTTAGCGATAAAAGCAGTATCGCCACCAGCCGCGATCCACTCATTATCAACGCCACCGTAGGGCAGGAACCGCATCCACTCAATCGTCTGCGAGACGTTCTGCGGAAAAGGCTCCATCGCGCCCAACTTCGTGAGCATTTCTTTAGTTTGTGCTTTAGCAAGGATTCGTCCCTTATATTTTTCAAGACGACCTACTTGCGTACCGTATTGTTGACCAGCCATGTTTTATCTACCCTCTGAGGCAACTTCTTCAAATGCAGCCAAAAACGCGTCTTCAGCAGACTGCGCCCCGGCATCTCTATTACGTCGAGATTGGCTGGTCGGGAGTTGCCCCTGAGCCAGACGAGAAGATTTATTACTCGCACTTCTCGTCTTATCCTGTTTTTTTACTCTGCTCCCACCCCTCGAATTTACGAAGTGCGTTGACGTATGGAGCACCAAATTGCAAAAGTGCTTGTTGAGTTTGGTATCCCTGTTGAGAGTACCACTCGACAAAATTCTTGTGCCGCTGTCCCTCGGGCGCAAACTTACCATTCTTTACTGGAGGGATAATTTCCTCTAGTGTTTCAGGCGGAAAAACTGACAAAACCAACTGTTGCCCAAAAGCCTCAGTTAACTTACTTGAAATTGGCTCTAGGTGTGGGCGAAGGGTTGCTTCGTCCAACGGTGAAAACTGAATCGCCTCGGTCAAAGCTGGCACCAAAATTTCAGCCAGTTTAGGGTCGTAATCCTCTAAAACTTTTTTAAGCTTATCCGCATTAAAAGAGGTTCTTGACCCAAGCGACTTTTCTAGTCCAGTTAATCTATCCTGAAATTGTGAAAAATTCCCATTAAACCTAGACTCAAGCCCATTCTTTACTGGAGGGATAATTTCCTCCAATGTTTCAGGCGGAAAAACTGACAAAACCAACTGTTGCCCAAAAGCCTCAGTTAGCTTATTTGAAATTGGATCTAGGTGTGGACGAAGAGTTGCTTCGTCCAACGGTGAAAACTGAATCGCCTCTGTCAAAGCTGGAACCAAAATTTCAGCCAGTTTAGGGTCGTAATCCTCTAAAACCTTTTTAAGCTTATCGGCATTAAAAGAGGTTCTTGACCCAAGCGACTT